ATTGCACGGTGTCGTCCCAGGCCATGGGGTCGCGCTTCGCCCGGCGCGCCCAGTCCTGGGGCCGGTGCGGGTGCAGGGTGTAGGCGATGGCAACGCGGCCGGCGATGGGGCTGCGCACGCCGGCAGCCTTGGCAAGCCAGCCCACCTTTTCCTTGAACGCCTTGGCCTCGGTCGAGACGTAGGTCATGGCCATGCTGGTCGCGCCCTTGCGGATCACGCGGGTCTGCCAGTAGCGATTGGCAGACACCGGATAGGGCAGCACGATGGTGACGGGTTGGGTCATTGAGCGGTCTCCTGAGCGGTGGCGCGGACGAAGCGCAGCTTTCCGCAGGCATTGGTCTCAACCAGGCCGTGCCCGCGCAGCGAGTTGATGTGCTCCTGTGCGGCGTTGGCAGAAGCCCAGCCGAAGTGCTTGGCAATGGCGCACGCCGGCGGCAGCTGGTCGTTCTCGGCCAAGAACTCGCGCATGAAGGCCAGCACCTGCAGGCTGCGTTCAGAAGGGTTCTTCATGGCTTACTCGTTCGGGTCGATGTAGAGAAGCAGCGGCTCTGCGCCGTGCAGACCCAGGTACTGCTGGCTGGCCTTGTCGAACCAGAGGCCGATCCGGCCTTCCCATTCGCCATTGCGTTGCTTGTCCCAAATGAGGATGGCGTCGGGGTCGCGCGCGTCCTCCTCGGGCGTGAGCTTCCCCTCCTCGCGCTTGCGCTCTTTCGGCTTGTTCCGCCAGACCAGCACGATGTTGTCGGGTTGGTCAGAAATGGCCCCCGAGCCCTTCAGGTCGTACTTGTTGGGCGCGTGATCCTCGTTCGCAGGCTTCTTGATGTGGTGGACCAGGTGGATATGAACGTCGCAATCTCGGGCGATGGAGGTGAGCTGGTCCACAAAGGCCTTCTGCCCGTTGTAGTCGTCCTCCCCTTGCACGCATTTCATGAGCGAGTCGATGAAGATCTGCGTGACGCCCAGCACCTTTGCGGCGTACCTGGCCACGGCGCAAACCTGCAGCCAGTCCACGGTGCCCTGCTGGTCGTACAGCCAGAGCTTGTCGTCGGTCCAATCCCGGAACTGCTCGTACACATCGATCAGCTTGCGGCGGGCCTGGTCGCTGCCACGCGCCCCCACCGCCTCAGGGTTCATGCCAGAGAACTGGCGGCCCATCCGCTCCAGGGTGCGCTCGGGCTTCATTTCGAACGAGGCGATGCAGACCTTCTCGCCCTGGGCGCACAGACTCAGGGCCACCATGCCGGTCACCATGGACTTGCCGTTGCCGTTCGCGCCGGCCCAGACCGTGACTTCGCCGGGGCGGAACTGGGCCAGGCCATGGGTCTTTTTCCACGGCAGCAGGCGCTGGCGCACCTTCACCGGGGTTTCGATGCGGTCGATCAGCTTCTGAACCCACAGCGAAGCGGGCAGCACCTTGCGCTGTGCGTCCGTCTCCTGCTCGTAGGCCGCGAAATCGATGTCGTCAAGCGTGAAGACGTTTGCCATTGCCGCCTTGCTCCTTCGTGTAAAACCAGATTTCTTCGTCCCGGGCGCAGACCAACAGGCCAGCGCCGGCTTTGCGGATTGCGGCGAACAGGCGCCGCGCGCGGTCGTCTCCGCGCTGGCCGAACAGGCAGACCTGCATGCCGACGAGGCAGCAGAAGTCCAGCAACTCGGGCACATCGCCCTCATCAACGTGCAGGTGCGGGTCTTGCTGGTCGGTGAACTCGTTGCGGTCCCGGTGCCAGTTGCGCGAGAACCAGGCATGGAGCTGGCTGTCGCTGTCGGTCACCCAGGCTGTGCGGCACGGCAGGTAGCCGGCGCGGCGCATCTGCAGCAGAGGCTCCTGGCCGCGCATCACACGAACGGGCGGCCGGTGCTGCCGGCGCCCCCTCCCTGCTGCCAGCCCTGGCCGCCCAGCTGCCCCTGCTGTCGCGACTGCACCCAGTCGGCCCGGAATCCGCGCCAACCATTGGCGCAACAGGTCGTCAGAGCGTCCTCCAGGCTGTAGCCAGCCTTGGCTGCTTCTCGGGCAATGCCGTCCAAGGCGGTCAGCGTCACCTCTGCCTTCACCCGCTTTCGCAGCTGCAGGAAGTCGGACCAGGTCTGGTCGGTCACTCCATCAGGTTTCGGGATCGATGGGACAACAGGTGCAACGGGCGCGGATGCGCGCGTTGTCTTCTTCTGTTCCTTGGTATGTTCTTTGGTATGTTCTTTGCGTGTAGCCGAATCGGCTACCACGCGTGTAGCCTGATCGGCTACCGTTTGAGTAGCCGAATCGGCTACCGTAGCCCGTTCGGCTACCGTAGCCTGATCGGCTACTTTTTCAGCCAGGATTTCAGGCACTTCCAGCGTGTACCGCGTGGACTTGGAGTAGCCCCCCAATCCATCCTTTTTCAGCCATCCGAAGTTCACCAGGGCGGTCGTGGCAGAGCTGATGTTGGAGGGGTGCATGCCACATCGCGCGGCGATCTCTGCGCGGGACGGCCAAACGGTGTTGGTGGCCTTGTTGCGGAACGAGAAAAGGGCAACAAGCACGCGGGTCTGCTCAAGCGTCAGGCGGCGGTCGGTGACAACCTCCATGGGTACAACGGCAAAGGGCGGGACGTTGCTGCTCATGCCGCGCTCCCGATCAACACATTTGCGTTACTGAAAAGTCCTGCGGTGGTCATGACCGCCTCCTGAAGGGCAGCACACGGCCTTGCTGCTTGGGTAGTCGGTAGCGGGCAGCCAGCGTCTGCTGGGCCAGCTTCGTGGCCGCCTGCTCGGGCGTCAGCCCGTGCGCCTGGGCGTAGGCATCCAGCGCAGCCGATTCCTGGGCCGTCAGGTCCAGCTGCTGGAGGTGTCGAGGTTTTGGCACTGGAGTTCATTTCCGCGTTACGCAATCGGTGCTCGAAAGACGCTGAGGCGTCACTGTTGTGCTGCTCGCTTTTCGGTAGCACCGTCGCGAGAATTGCCGCCATGAAATCGAGACAGCCCTTCCAAAATCAGCTCCCGCAGGAACACAGACTTCTGCATCCCGTTGAACTCGGCCATGGCCTCGGCCAGGCGGTCCTCTGCGTCGTTCAGCGACAGGTTCACGCGGTGCTTGCGGATGTGGCTCGGGTCGGCGTACATGGTTCGTTTGCCCTCCAGGCAGTTCTTCTTTGGGATCGGGATTCGGGGTGCGGCAGCCGTCAGGGCAGCGCGCGGGGAGTTGCGGTGCAGGCCTCAGGCCTGGGCCGGCTGCTGGGGTTGGGCGGCTGCCGTGTTGCGCAGGTAGGCCCAGTCCACGTCGGTGCGGATGTCTTCGCAGCGCACGGCGCCGCCCGACTCGCGGTCAATGGCAATGCACAAGCTCTCGCCCAAGCGCTGCCCTTTGCTGATGGCCTTGCGGAGGTAGCCCTCGCTGGTGTCGCAGCGTGCGACGAAGGCCTGACGGTCGGCCTTGGGCAGGCCGTTGAGGTAGGTGAGGAGTTTGTCCATGCCTCAATTCTTACCCATGGGTAAGATTAAAGCAATACCCATGGACAATTTACCGACAGGTAAGCATCTGGTGGAATCAGCGCATGGATAAGTACGAACAACGCCGCAAGGCACTTCGAGCCTTGGTGGACAGCCTGGGCCGAGGCGGCATCAGTGCGGTGGCCCAGAAGATCGGCAAGGATTCCAGCTACGTCTCTCGAATGCTGTATCCAGAAGGGAAAAATGGCATGAAGCGCATGGGCGAGGACACCGTCGAGGTGCTTCAGAAGGCCTTCCCTGAGTTCATGGAACACCTGGCGAATGAGGCAGGGGAGCAAGCTGACCAGACACAGCGTCATGCAGAGAGTCAGGTGCATGCTTCCGCTCCATCGGAGGCGCCGTCGGCCGGTGGGGGCCCGCCCGATCTGATCATTCGCCAGTTCGAAGATACAGGTGGCGGAATGAGCCACGGTTTCAACCTTGAGGACAACCCGCCCGGCCAAATCCGCAGCTGGCGCGTGACGCATGACTGGCTAAGAATCAACGTTCCAATTCACTCAGGAGTAAAGAATCTCTGCATCGTCACTGGCTTTGGTCCGTCAATGAAACCAATGTTCAATCCCGGCGACCCAATTTTGGTGGACCTAGGAGTAAAGACAGTTGACCACGAGGGTGCCTATTTCTTCCGCGTTGGCAATGAAGGCTACATAAAGCTTTTGCAGCGGATACCAGAATTCGACGGCCCTGGCTTCCGTTTGCGCGCTATATCCAAAAACCCAGACTACCCTCCTTTCGAAATTTCCCCAGAGAACCCATATTTTGAGGTCATAGGGAAGGTTTTAACCGTTTGGCGTAGTGAACAATTCTGAGGAATAATGTGGAAAATAATGACGACCAAGAACTAAAGCCAGAAGAGTTGTTTGAAGAGATTGGACAGCAATTAGTTGTCCTTGGGGTGGCTATTGGAAGCTCCCTTAAGGTTACAGCTAGAGAAAGCCCGGAAAAAGCAATAGAAATAGAAAATGGCATAAGACTTCTAATGAAGATGATAGGATACAAAAAGCTTCACCCTCAAGCACAATTACTTCTTGATGTCATGTACTCTGCCTTGAAAGTAGAGAAAGATGGTGAGTAATAGGAAAACCGATTTTAATGACCACATAATGATGTTTGCGGCGCGAAGGCATGGCCTTGGAGATTCTGGTGGGCCACCCCATAATGGAGACATGGAAGCCCGCGTATCTGCCCTTGAGGAAGCCGTCAAGAATCTGCCGACCAAGGCCGACTTAGATGTCTTGCTTCACGCCACCAAGGAGGACTTGGACGTGCTGCGCAAGGGCTCGAAGGAAGGCATGGATGCGCTGCGCAAAGAAACGAAGGCAGACTGGCTGGAGTTCACCAACTCCTCAAGGGCTGACTTCGCCGCCCTACGCGCCGACATCGCGAAGGGTCAGGCCGACATGCACAAGGCCATCGTGGATAACCATCGCTGGACACATGTGGCCTTGATGGGACTGGCTGCCTTCTCCGTGGCCGGCATCGTTGGAGTGATGGGTACGATCTGGAGCATTGGAAAGCCTGCTCCACAGGCAGCTCCACCCCAGCCGGCGCAGCAGCCCATCATCATCAACGTGCCGGCGGCAGGCACACAGCCGACGCAACAGAAGCCGTAACGCTCCTCCCCAAACAACCTAGCCCGCCCTGAGCGGGCTTTTTTTTTGACTCCCTGCTCGGCGCCTTTTGGCGCAGATCAGCGGAATGGACCGAGTGTGACGAAATATCTTACCTATGGGTATTGCATTGATTCTTACCCTTGGGTAAGATAACGACATCGCAGTCCAGCACCTGCACCCTGAGGTGTCTCAGCTGCGAGCAAGCCGATGAAGAAGGCAGAGACGGAATCCCCGATCTGAGCAGCCGCCGAGGTCTGCGCCCTTCTGAGGCCCAGGGTGGAGGCCTGCAGCGGCCGGAAGAACCTGCACTGTTTGCCTCCATGCGATGGGGCACGTGGGCCCAGGGCGATATCTGGGAGACATAGCCGGCCACGTGCCGGCCCATCACGCAGGCGCCCTGCCCCCAGGACGCCGCCGCGATGGAGCTGGAGCCATTTCGGCATCTCAACCTTTGGAGTGGGTTCTGACCCGGCTTCATCGACCTTCACCACCACTTTCCAGCCGGGCCCTGGGGGACTATCTCCTCCCAACCTTCAACTCCCCAGGCGTGCCCATCCGGGCGCCGGCTCTTTCCACTGGCCCGCAGCTTCACCGCTCCGGGCCTTTTTTCATGGCCTGCGGGCCGTAAGGAGGCTTCATGCAAGACAAGCACACCCCGGGCCCATGGGAAGCGATGGGAACCTGGGTTCGTTCTCCTATGCACCAGCCAGAAGGTTTGCCACGTGGCGTGCAAATTGCCGAGTGTTGGGATGGCTATTTTCTGCCGCACACGCCAGAGGCAAAGGCCAATGCCCGCCTGATCGCCGCCGCGCCCGAGCTGCTGAATGCGCTTCAGAACCTTGAGGCGCAAGGTTGGTTCAGCCGCATCGTCCGCGAGTGCGAGCAGGCCTCTTCGGATAGCAGTCTGTACAGCGCCGTGACCGAGGCCCGCGCCGCCGTCGCCAAAGCCACCGGGAGCACGCCATGAACGCCCGCCCCCCATGCCTCGCCAGCCAGGACGCTGATGCCCACGCCAGGCGCCTGGGCGACGACGAGGCCGCAAGCGAGTTCTGGGCTGTCCAGGCAGCGCGCCAGATCCGCGACGCCCTGGTGCCGGCCCGTGCCGACGACTGGTTCGCCTGCAACGTGCCCGGCCCTGAATACCGCTGGTCGGCAGACGAGATCCTGTCCACGGCGCTGGACAGCGATCACACCCCGGTGCGCGCCGCGTTCTCGGAGCTGATGGCCAGCCCAGCCGCGTACCCGCTGCTGCGCGTGCTGATCGACTTCTGGCTGGAGTCGCGCGGCGAGGCCATTGCGGCCGCTCTGGAGCGCCAGGCCCGGCAGGAGGCACGCAATGCTGCC